TAGATTGAATTACAAACTCATTGGGATTATTTCCTAAATACCATGCGGGAAAAAACTCCGAACATAACATTGACTTTCCATGCCTTGGTGGCATAAAGACGGCTAATCTTTTAATATCGCCTCTTTCTAAAGCTTCTAGATTTTTTGCAATTAATTGTATATGAGCTGGATCCTTGTATGTAGGATATATATGCTTTGCGTAATTTAATAAATTATCTCTAGATTTAGCAGTCGATAGTATCTTACTTAAATGTTCTACTACTTCCGCCGCTCTAGGATCTTTAGTATCACGGTATATCTTTATAGCTGACTTTAATTTTTCCTTGATCTGGGGTTTTTGCATTTTGTTTTCCGGCTCCTATCGCTCCGGTTTTTTGATACTCTAAAAATTTTTTTTCTAAATTAGCAAAGGGTTTAATCTCTTTTTTAGTAATTTTTTTCCAATGTACAGAAGGTTGTCCAATTTTTTCTAAGAACCAAGCTAACTTTTCTGCATCTGCAAATCTGGCATTTACCATTTTTTGATGATGAAGATCACCTTCTTGATCGGGATTCCCTTCTTTATAAACCCTTTCTTGAAACACTTCGTCATTATTGTTACCTGTAATGTCAGCTCGATCATGAATAGTTTGTATAGGTACATCTTGCATGATATTCAGCATGTAAGCTATCTCCGAGACCCATGCGTCATTCTGGCCGTGTAAACTTAAATGATCTAAACATCTAAACCAATCGTAGGGCAAGATAGGAAAGATACTATAAGGATGTCCTGTTTGTTCTTCAATTCTTAGTAATTTAAATTGTCCATCAAACTTCCTTATTTCTAAATCCCAATGTTTCGTTTGCATAATCGCATCATCATTAAAAAACATGATCCATGTGCCTTGGGCATATGAAGCTAACGAATTATTATAAATATGTAAGTTCTCGTAACCTAGACGTTTAAATTTTAATATTTTTTGATTAGGGTACTTAGTTGTTTTAAGAAAGTCTAACGTTTCTTGATCGTCATCATCTACACCGAAGAGGAATTGTAATTTGTCTTTGTCACTAGCGCCGTTGATCAGTGATTCTACAGATTTTTGTAATTGCTTAACTCGCTTACGAGTAGGAAGTAATATAGATATGGTCATAAGTTGTACCCTAAAGTTTTTAGGCTCTAGGGTAAACCTAAATGTTATTTAATCTTTGTCTTCGTCTTCGTATTCGTCTTCGTATTCGTCTTCATCATCAAAATCAGACTCTTGCCCTTCCATAATTTTATCTTCAAGATTGTTAAGTAAGTCATCAATCTTCTCCTGGCTATCTCTTATTTGTTGTATAATATCTTCAGCTGTTTGTTCTTTCTTTTTAGGCATGATTATCTCCATTTAGTTGTGAAAGCTGGAGACTACAAAAGAAAACAAAAAAGTAAAGTAAAATTTTTTTTTTTTTTTTACAAAAAATTTATACACATTTAAGCCATTAATCACTATCTCTCTCTCTTTCTCTACTAAGAGTAGATTTCGCTTTTTAAACTTTATACGATTAAATTTAATTAAACTTAATACGATTTTAAATCGCTTAGATTATTAGAGTAAGAAAAGAATTTTAAGAATAGAGAAAAAAAGAGAATAGCGAATAAAAAAAAAGAGTAGCGAGTATTTAAACTCGCTACTCTAATATTAATTAATTAATATTATAACGCTAATATTTTAGTTTCGAAATATTTAATATTTTCTAATATTTCGTTAGATACTTTATTCTCTTTAATAAATTCTTTATTAGAATTAATTAAATCTAGATATAAATCTTTTTTATTTTTATCTAAGTAAGAATTTAAATCGATTAATAAATTCGCTTTTTTAAATCTATTATTAATCGTAGTATCGTAATCGATATCGATTTTTCTATAATCGTTAGCGAAAGCGTCTTTAATATTAGTAGAGAATTTCGCTTTCTCGTAAATATTAAACGATTTAGTATTATTTCTTTTAGTATTAAATAAACGATATAATAATCGAGTATTTAATTTTTCTCTAAAAGATAAAGCGACTTTATTTTCTTCTATTTTTTTCATCTTTTTCTTCTTTCTATAACTTTCTTAAACTCTTTTATTTTAAAAAGATTTAATTTAAAAAAGTTAAGATTATTTTAGTTATTTTTAACTAAAAGTAAATAGTTAAATAAAAAAAAAACTAACTTTATACGAGTATTTCGTTCTCGTTTCGTTCTCTTTTATTCTTCTATATTTCTTATAATTAAATCTAATAATTTATATTTTTTTAAGTTATTTTTTAAAGCTAATTTATCTAGTTTAATATAACTTTCTCTAGATATATTTAAATTATAATATTTTCTATTATAATCGTTAATAGTAGTTTTTTTTAATTCTACTAAAAAATTTTCGTTATTTATTTTCATCTTTTTTATACTTTCTAACTTTCTTAAACTCTTTTAGTTTAAAAGATTTAATTTAAAAAAGTTAATTTATAATAGCTATTTTTAACTAAAAGTAAATAGTTAAATAACTATATAAAAATAAAATATAAGTAATAATAACGTAAATAATAATTTTCTAAAATAGTAAATAAACATTTTTAACTTTCTTTTTAATTAATAAAATTAATTAATAATTTATTTTTAAAAAAAAAAAACGTTTTAATATATTTTAACTTAAGGGAAGGTCTAGAGCTTTTTTAAAATTTTTTTTATTATATCTTGATCCACACTGATCCCTCTTGAGCCTTTGATCCACATGGATCAAGCACCTTGACACAAGCACCTTGACACAAGCAACAAGCCTCACTTCAACAATAAGGGAGCGATTATCTCGCTCCCTTATTTAGGATTATTATAACTTTGATATTATTTGCTCGAAGTATTTTTGAGTGTCTAAAATACTTTGCGGAACTTTATTATTTTTGTAAAACTCTCTGTTAGATGAGAGCATTTCCTCATACATTTCTTTTTTAGATTTAACGAGGTACTGAGGCATATCTACTAATACATTAGCTTTTTTAAATCTATTGTTAGCTGTTGTATCGTAGTCGATATCCACTTTTCTGTAGTCGTTATTAAAAGCTTGTTTGAGAGTTTCACTAAGTTTAGCTTTTTCATAAATAGTGAAAGACTTAGATTTGTTTCTTTTAGGATTGAATAATCTAAAAAGAACTCTACTGTCAGCTTTTTCTCTAAACGATAGAGGTACTTTGTTTTCTACTGGTTTTGTCATATCTTTCTCGCTTTCTGTTTTATTTAGTATTGGTACCAGTATATATATTCTTCTACCTAATTAAACAAGATAATTATTATATTGTTGTTGATATATATATACTCATGATCCCTGCTGATCACTCTTGATCCTATGATCCACGCTGATCCACTAGGCTCAAGCCCACCTCCTCAAGCATCAAACATCAAGCATCACTTCAACATCAACAAGCATCATCACCGCAAGGACGGAGGTGGCGTGCTATTGTATGTTGTGATCTTTTTCTATCTGGCTGAGGTAGGTGGACATATCTTCCTCGGTCATAGCATCTAGTGTCGAGTGTTGTACTTCTTTTTTCTCAATCAAAAACCCTAGCAACTGAGATTTAAGTCTTATCGCATTCACCGCGGCAGAGTATTGCTTCTTGGCACAAGCATCCTTGTACACATCATCAAGCTTAGCGACCTCTTGTGACACAGATTCACTAGTCAAGCGCCTAGCATCAACCCTTAATCTATCGATGAACTGGATAATCTTATCTTTCTTTAAGTTCCTGGCAGCTTGAACGTGAGCTGATGTTTCTGAATAACCTGCGTCAACAGCACTGGTTCTTTTACCTTTTCCTTGTGCTATACCCTCACAAAACTTCCTTTCCATTGAGGTTAAGGTTGCTTCGTTAGTCTGATGGATCTGGTCTATAGTTATCGCCATAATTATCCTATTATAACGATTTTTTTATGATTGTAAATTAAAGATTACAAGCCTTAAGTATATCTTTTTCGCTAAAATAATGATCGTGATATTGTTGCCCATTATTAATAGTATATAAATAATAACTTCCTAAGGCGCTATCGTGTTCTAATTCGAATGTGCCTACTTTATTTTCTTTATAAAAAATGTCTCCATCTTCTTCATCATATCCACACTTTTCTATTACTTTACCTTTTTTACTTTTAAGAATTAAACTCATTTTATTCTCCTTTTCTAGTTAGTTTTTAATTAACTAGAAAATAGAGAATAAAAACTTAGGTTAAACAATATAATTTTTAACTATTTAATGTTAATTTCTACTTCTTTAACTTCTATGTCTCTCGCTGTATTAGAAGTAATGAAGTCTGCTTTTTCTAGTGCTTCTTCTAATGTTTTCGAAAGAATGTAATCGGTAGTTTCGTATTTTGCTTCGCTAGGCATGTAAGCGAATTTCGTAACTGGGTCGGCGTGATAGAAGTCGCTAAATTGTTCTTCTTGGTATTCTTTGTCTATTATTGCGTAAGCTTTTATTTTCATTTTATTCTCCTTTTCTAGTTAGTTTTTAATTAATTTAAAAATATAGAATATTAATCTTTGTTATACCAAGATATTTCTTTTAATGTATCTTTGTAAACTTGATTATCCTCTGGATATTTACT